AAAACAATACGAAAAAGAAAGAAGGGAAATGCTATACCAGGAAAGACTAAAAGAAAAACCCGACACACAAAGTGGCCTGTCAGCTACGCCTGACAAAAAAACATCTAACCGAAGGAACGGAATTAAGTGGGGGGGAGGACAGAGCAACAAGTGGTAAGGAACAAAAAAAAATAAAATAAATTTGCAAAACCAAAAAAAATATGTATATTTGAAAATGATAAAAGAAACAGAAAATACAAAGAACGACAAGGTCGTAAATGTAGAAAGACAAAAAAAAATCAGTGTATCATACACTATCAGAAGTACGTATCAAAACATAATCAAACTAAAAGAAGAAAAACTACTAACAGAAGAAGAAGCAACAACGATAACCGAAATAATCGACAAAACAGTCGATAAATACATAAAAGAGAAATTAAAAGGAATGTTATAAACAAAAAAAATGAACAGAATACGAGACCAATGAGCAATAATCTAAATACTAGCAAAAAATGGCTAACAAAAAGTATTTACGTAGACGTAAGTACAGGAGAAATAATAACAAAAATTAACGCAATGTCAAACTACATCAGACTACGTTGCACAAAAAAATATTACGAAAGTGGAAGTTACAACATCAGAGAATACACACATGAATGTGAAAGAAGTAGACAAATCAAAATCAAAATCTAAAAAAAAGAAATTAATCGTAGAAAAACACCAAATAAAAAGAACACCCTTCACAATAGTAAGAATCGAGGAGGATTGGTTTTTAGCAATTGCAGACAAAAGAGTGTCAGAATTTAAAAAGACAAGAAAAGAAATAGAAGATTACGCAAGAAACCCTGAAAACCAATGGGATTTAATAACAACACTAATACAAGTATTATACAACTCAAATAAATAAAAAATGAAAAAGGTAGAAGTAGGAGGGCAAAGACTAGGCTCCGGAAAAAAAATGCAAGTTCAGTATAAAAACTACGAACGAAGCACACACGACCTAAGCTACATATGGCGCTCAACAATGGCAGCAGGAACATTAGTACCCTTCATGACAGAAATAGGACTAAACGGAGACACGTTTGATATAAATCTCAACACAAACGTAATGACACATCCAACAGTAGGGCCTCTATTCGGAAGCTACAAGGTACAACTAGACGTATTCCAAATACCAATAAGATTGTACCAGGCACAACTACACAACAATAAACTAGGCATAGGAATGAACATGTCTAAAATCAAACTTCCACAACTAGAAGTAAAAGCAAATCCAATAGATTACAACAAAGGAGACATCGACAATCAACAAATAAACCCTTCATGCATATTAAGTTACCTAAACATAAGGGGAATAGGCTCATACGCAGGAGAAGGCTCACACGCCCTAAAAAGATACTTTAATGCAATACCGTATCTAGCATACTGGGATATATACAAAAACTACTATGCAAACAAACAAGAAGAAGTAGGAGCAGTAATACACCAGGGGACAGAAGAAGGAACATTACCAACAATCAGAAAGGTAGGAATTACAAACTCAATGGGGCAACCAGGAAACATAACATTAATACCACAAAAAGGCACAGAGCTAATAAGCCCAATATGGCCAAAAGAAACAGACCAACTATTAGTATTCTATGGAGAAGGAAAACAACCAACACCAGACGATATAAAACTAAGCGTAGCTAGAGCAGACCTTGCTTTCGAACCAACTCTGTGGTGGCAAGACTGGACATACGATACATTCGAAGGAGAACCAGTACTATATTTCACAAACAGAACCGAAGAAACAATAGCAATAACAAACTATGTAACAAGGGAAGAAGAAATAAAGGAAAGTGAACCAAAAATACACCTATTTCCATTAAAAAACATCGATGATATGAGAGAAGATATATTATCGAAAGTAAAAATACAAACACCGTATATAATAAACCAAAATACACCAGCACCTTACGGACTACCATTTCAAACCGACGGAAATGCTTTCTGGTCAAAACAAACAAATCAGGAAGGATTAGCATTAAAAACATACCAAAGCGACCTATTCAACAACTGGATATCTACAGAATGGATATCAGGTACAAACGGAATAAGCGAAATAACAGCAGTAAGCACAGAAGAAGGGAAATTCACAATGGACACCCTTAACATGGCACAAAAAGTATACGAAATGCTAAACAGAATAGCAATATCAGGAGGCAGCTATGACGATTGGCAAGAAGCAGTATATGGAGTAGAAGCAGTAAGAAGAGCAGAAACACCAATGTACATGGGAGGACTAATAAAAGAATTAGTATTCGAAGAAGTAGTTAGTAACGCAGAAGCAGGAAGCGAAGGAGTAGAGCAACCTCTAGGAACATTAGCAGGAAAAGGGAAACTATCTAAAAAACACAAAGGAGGCGAAATAACAATAAAGGTAGATGAACCTTCTTATATAATGGGCATAATAAGTTTAACACCAAGAGTAGACTATAGCCAGGGCAACAAATGGGACACGAACCTAAAAACAATGGACGACCTACACAAACCTGCATTAGACGAAATCGGATTCCAGGATTTAATAACAGACCAGATGGCCTGGTGGGACTCAATAGCAAATAGCGACGGAGAAACACAATTCAAAAGCGCAGGAAAACAACCTGCATGGATGAACTACATGACAAACGTCAACCAGGTAAGAGGAAACTTCGCAATAGAGAATAACGAAATGTTTATGACACTAAACAGGAAATATGAAAACGACGGAAACGGGAAGATAAAAGACCTAACAACGTACATAGACCCAGTAAAATACAACCATATATTCGCACAAACATCAAGAGATGCACAAAACTTTTGGAGTCAAATAAGCGTAAACATAACAGCAAGGAGAAAAATGAGTGCTAAAATAATGCCAAATCTATAACCATGTACAGAAAACAAAAAATAAGCAAAAGCTCAATAGAATTGAACGATTCACAAACAGGTGAAACAATCGAAATGAAAATGGAAAGAGTTATGAATAACAACGAACCAATATCAGACGGAGCACCGATAATATTCACGGAAAGAAAAGATGGCGTAAGACCAGAATACAATCCAAGAACAGACAGATTCGAGGTAGCAATAGAAGCTATGGACAAAGTCGCAAAAACACACATAGGGAAAAGAGAGGAAAGACAAAACCTAAAAATAGTTAAGCCAGAGGACGGAAAACCAGACGGGAAACCCGAGCCAACACAAGGCACACAACAGTAAATTAATTAGAGTGGTACGCATGTGTTCTATATTATGAACTAAGGTACCACTCTTTGTTAAAAACAAAGAGCGAAAAAATGGCTAAAGACGTAAATACAGAATTAGGAAATCTAGAAAACGTAAACATAATGGACACAACAACATTCGTGATAATAATATTAGCAATACTAGCATTAATAGTACTAAAAGGTAACAACAACAACAAACAATAAACATGGGAATATTCAGCGAAATAGGTAAAGCCACAGGAATAACAGCAGCAGGACAAGCCTTAGGAATGGCATTAGCGCCACTAAACGACAAAAGACAGTTGAACCAACAAAAGAAACTGTCAGAACTACAAATGAAAGACAACAAAAACATGATAGACTATAACTACGACAAACAATACGACATGTGGTTAAAAACAAATCATGCAGAACAAGTAAACCAAATGAAAAAAGCAGGACTCAATCCAGCACTAATGTACGAAAGCGGAGGAATGGGTGGTATGACAGGACAACCAACAGGTAGCGTGCAAGGAGGACAAGCATCAGGAGGAGCAGAAAACCAAAGAGCGAATAGTGAAATGGGAATGCAACTAGGACAAATGGAAGTAATGAAAAGCCAGGTAGACCTAAACAAAGCGCAAGCGGAAAAAGCAGAAGCCGAAGCAAATAAAACAAAAGGCATTGATACAGAAAAAGGAAACGCAGAAACATCGAACTTAAAAATTGACAATGCATTCAAAGAATTAAGCCTAAAAATAGCAAGCGAAACAGAGTATGACGCAATTGCTCAAGTAAAAGACATGGCAAGAAAAATGATGCACGAAGCAAATATAGCAGGAGTTAACCAGGTAATAAACGAAAACACACAAAAAGACCAGGAGTCAAAAATAAAATCAGAAGCAGTAAGCACAGCAATAGAAGTGCAAGTTAAAAAACAAGGAATAGCACTTGATAGAGCTAAAATAAACGAAATAACAAACAAAATTGAGCAAGCATGGGAAGACTTAAAAATAACCAGGGAAGGTCAACAAATATCAAGAGAAAACATGCAGAAATTAACAGAGACAATGTTATGGCAAGCAGGAATACAAGCAACAGGAAACCTGGTAAATAGCATAATAGATATCAAACGCATGAACAAAAAAACAAACACAAAAAGCGAAACAATAACCGAAAAATTCGACAAAAACGGAAGACCAATATCAACAGAACAAAAAACTCACTACAATAAAAACTACTAATATGTGTTTATATCCAAAACTAATACAAAATAAAAAATACACAAAAACTAAAAAAAACAACGGTGTTGTACCAATACCAACAGATAAAAGAGTACTAGCAGTACCAATAGGTTGCGGCAAATGCATGGAATGCAGAAAAAAGAAAGCAAGAGAATGGCAAGTTAGACTACTTGAAGAGATAAGAGAAAACAAAAAAGCATACTTTATAACTCTAACATTCAGTAACGAAAGTATAAAAGAATTAATCGAAAGTATCAGAACAAAAGAGTCAGAAGAACAAAATAAAAAACTCGAAACTTGGGAAATAACACAAAAAGGGTACGAATTAGATAATCAAATAGCAACACTAGCAACAAGAAGATTCTTAGAAAGATACAGAAAAGCAAACAAAAAAAGCGTAAAACACTACCTGGTAACAGAACTAGGACACGAAGGAACGGAAAATATACACATGCACGGAATAATATGGACAGACGGAAATATAGACGAAGTGCTAAAACATTGGAAATACGGATTCGTATGGCCTAAAAAAGAAGACAGAAATAAAACATACGTAAACGAAAAAACAATAACATATATAACAAAGTATATTAACAAAACGGACGAAAAACACAAAGAGTATAAATCAATAATACTAACAAGTCCCAGGCATTGGAAAAAGATACACGAAAACAATCAACGCAGAACGAAACAAATACAAAACAGACCAAACCGACGAAGCATACAAATCGAGAAACGGACACAAACTAGGATTACCAATATACTACAGAAACAAAATATATACAGAGGACGAGAAGGAACAACTCTGGTTACAAAAACTAGACAAGCAAACAAGATGGGTAGATGGTGTAGAAATATCTATAAAAGATGGAGAGACAGAATACTACGAAGCATTAAACTTTGCAAGATTAAAAAACAAAAGACTGGGTTACGGAGACAATAAAAGAAATTGGAGCAGAAAACAATACGAAAAAGAAAGAAGGGAAATGCTATACCAGGAAAGACTAAAAGAAAAACCCGACACACAAAGTGGCCTGTCAGCTACGCCTGACAAAAAAACATCTAACCGAAGGAACGGAATTAAGTGGGGGGGAGGACAGAGCAACAAGTGGTAAGGAACAAAAAAAAA